AATTATATAGGCAAAAAAAATATCCACATAAAAGAATATGGCAAGTAGGAATGATAATGAAAGTAAGACTTGAAGCTATGAATAAATATAAAAAAACAAAATATCCAAATGCTAAAAATGTTTTTGGTAGATATATTTTAGCAAAAAGATATTTTAAATTTTTAGGACAAAGAACTAAAATTAATGGTTTCGAAGAAAGATGTAAATTGAAATTTATTTTTTAAATGTAAATTAAAATTTATTTTTTAAATGTAAATTGAAATTTAATTATTAAAATTAAATTAAATATATTAAATAAATAAATACAATGAAATATTTTAATTTCTAATTATATAATATATGTTTGGCTCATCAAAGGTATCTAATGTTGTAGAAAACGCAATGAATAACAATGTTGTTAATGTTGACGGTAAAAATGTAAGTGTTATCGCTTTAATTGTTGGAATTATTATTGTTTTAGTATTAAATCTCTTAGTCGGTCCATGGCTTTGGAATAATATTTTAAGAAGATTAGTTCCAGCTCTTGGTAAAGCAAGATGGTACGATACTGTTGCTCTTGCTTTATTATTAGGTTTAATAATCCCACACTAAATTTCTTTTAAAAACTATTTATTATTTTTTCTTTAGTTAATTATTTAAAAATCTTTAAATTATCTATCTATTTTTTTAAATAAAATTATAAAATAATATACGACCATAATATCGTTTATAATCAGTTTTATTTAATAAAAGCAATAATTTATGGTGTCATTTAAAATAATTGTTAAATCAAAAATGTATTAAAATTATATATGGAGGTATATGTCCCTTATATTGTAGGCTCTACTGTTTCTGCTTTTTTAGGTAAGGTTGCTTATTCATATTTTTCATATGATAATAACACCAAAGAAATAATAGAAAATTCAGAAAACTTTGAAATCAATAAAACCGATTACGAACTAATTGACAATAAAGGAAGAAAAGAAAAATATTGGAAACCATTAGGTATTGGAATGTCAGCTAGAATAAAAGCAATGAAAGAAATTTGTAGAGATGAATGTGGATTTGATATTAATGATAAAAAAAAGCAAAAGGAAAGAACAAGAATGCTTTTTTATATATCTCAATATGAAAAACTAGGCCATGATGATTTTGTTAATAAATACATAAAAAAATGGAAAGTTAAAGAACTTAATATTCCAAAAATAAATAAATAAAAAATTTATTTCAATATTCTTTATTTTTAGGATTAAAATTTTTTATAGGATTAACCTTTTTAATTTTAAGTTAAATTATATTTTTAGTTAAATTATATTTTAGTTAAATTATATTTTAGTTAGTTTAATTATTAATTCCAAAAATATAATCAAGAATTTCATAGCGTACATCTTCATTATGCGATGCTTTCTTTCCAAGTTGATGTTTAAATTCATCACTAATCTTAAAATGAACTGGGTAGTCATTTAGGAAGCTTTCTGATTCAGCAAAATATTGAGAATCATTCTTTACACGTTTATAATAATCATATGGGAGATAACTATTGACTGTAAATCCAAACAAGATATCACCATTACTCTTTCGACCTTTATAAGAAACATAAACTTGGCGAATCAAAGTTTCATCACCATTGTCATCATATTCATTATAGAAATGCATAAATTGGCGAGTCTTCATCTTAAATGTTCTTTCTGAAACCTTATATGGCTCCTCTACATCCGTTTCATCAGAATCATTTTCATTTTCATTTTCATTTTCATTTTCATTTTCATTTTCATTTTCATTTTCATTTTCATTTTCATTTTCATTTTCAGAATGGTCTTCAACAAAATAATCCTCTTCAGTTGGTACAAAATAAGAATTTGTTTCTTCATCATCATTATTGAAAATAATATGTGTAGCTACTGGAAATTCACAATTATTTGAAATATAATTAATCAATTGTTCATAATTAAGGTAAGTATCAATATACTTTTCAATAGGGTGGTCCCTATAACTTCTATCTGTTTCAATTTCAAAATCATAAAGTTGATTTTCATTTAGGACATCTTCACAATGTTTCCTATTATAAACCTTAGTTGAATACATCAAATATCCACTTCCAGGGTAATATTCGTAACTCATACAAATATCTCTGTTTTCTTCGACAATCCATACACATTCTTCACTAATCTTTGATGTTTGAGTGTAAATAACCCTACTTTTAACACCACCCCTAAGTCTCAAAACCAAATGAAGTGTACTTTCTTTTTGAATATTATAGTCTGAAAGAGTCCTTCCATCTTCAAGTTGCTTTCCTGCAAAAATCAAACGCTGTTGATCTGGAGGGATACCTTCCTTATCTTGAATCTTAGCCTTAACATTCTCAATGTTATCTGCTGGCTCAACATCAAGAGTAATTGTCTTGCCAGTAAGAGTCTTTACGAAAATCTGCATGTTGGTTGTTATTTGTTTCAGGTATTACTTTTTCTGTAATCAGATTTATAAATCAATTTTTTTTTTAAATAAAAAAAACCGTTATACAAATAAATAGTTTTATATTATAGAAAATTAAATTAGAAAATTATAAAAAAAATAGGTAATAATCAAATATCTATTTTCTTTTAGATGCAACTAATGGTCTTGGTCCAATATTTCTCTTTCTACCACAATTACAATTTCCTTGGCATCTTCCAGCACCATTTTGTAACTTTATTACTTTTTTGCTTTTATTTCTTTTATTAACTTTTTGGCATCTTCCAGCGCCATTTTGTACCTTTATAACATTTTTCTTTGAGTTAGTATTTTTAAGTTTTAAAGATTTTGCTTTCAAAGATTTTGCCTTCAAAGATTTTGCTTTCATAGATTTTGCTTTTCTAGACATATATATATATTTATTAAAGAAAATATAAATTTAAAAGATAGCAACTATAATTATTTATATTTTACAAATGACAAATCTTTTAAAATCAACATATAGTCATTATGAATCAATAAATCAATATAAGGATATTGAAGAAAATAGTTTATTTTTAAATACAAATACAAATATAAATACAAAATATAATAAAATGAATTTATTTTGTATCTATTTTCTTTTTACTATAACCATTAGTTTAAATTCATTATTATTATATTATTTAAGTCGTTTAGGAAATATTGAACATACTGTTGATAAAATAAATACAACTAATGTTAATGAGTATATTGATAAAATACATGTAATTATAGATTATGCATGTACTAACCTTTTAACATGTTAAAATATAACTAATTAATTTAATAAAAAATAATTTAAATATTTAATAATATTTAATAATTAATATTAAAAATCTTTCAAGTGTTTAAAATATATAAGTATTATAAGATGTCAGGATTATTTAATCTTATATCTGGTGTTGTATTAGGTGTATATTTAGAACAAAATTATAATCTACCTAAGGTTAAAGAAGCATTCCTAGAATTAAAAGAATACTTGGAGAAAATAGAGAAAATAGATAAAAAAGAATTAAATAGTTTTGATAATAAAGCCAATAAATATAAATAAAAAATATATCTACCATATTAACTAGAATATATTATAACTTTCGTATATTATAGATTATTTTTTATATATTGTCATTTTGAATATTTTCAACCGCATTAAAAGTTTATTTCCTTTTTCCAAGAATCTATTTTTGATTTAAATTCATCAACTTGAGCCTTAATATTTTCAAGCGCATTAAATTCATCTAATGTTTTAATACTCAATTTATCTCTATTAAAAGGGTTTGATTCTTCTGATAATAAATGTCTACAAATAACATCTCTTTCCATAAAAATATTAGTTTCTGGAAGTAAAACTGGTGTTTCAATCAATGTTTGCATAATTGGATCACAAAATTCATCGGGTATTTCAATATCTTCTCGTGATTTTTCTAATTCCATTATACCCTGAATTTTCCCTACAAATAATGTTAGTTGCTCCTTTCGAATATCAGTAATTTTATTCTTTTTATCAAGAATATTAATAAACTTGGATACTAATTTAGGTGTATCATAAGTATCATTTTTCCCAATAACTTTAATAAATTTTTCATTATAAATAAATACACTTAGAATATCACTTAGTAATATTAAATCACCTAATGGATAGAATCCTTCAATGTCTTTAACAGCCAACTCATTTTTTTTATTTCCAATCAATGTTTCCATAATAAATGAAAGACTATTGCAAAATTTATTAATTATTTCATCACTCATGTATTCATTTATATTAGTATTACAAAAACTATATAAAACAGTAAGACTTGTTTTAAAATAATCACATGCACACAATAGAGCATTTTTTATTTTATTTTGTTCTGAATAAACTAATCTTTCAAATGTACCATCATCTTGTAAACCTTTAATAACTTTTAAATTTTTAACCATAAACTCAAAACTATTATTAGTTATTTCAATAAGAACTCCAATAAATTTCTTTAGTTCCTCCTTATTTTCTATTATACTTTGATTTCCAACTTCAATACAATATTTAATTATAAGCATTATTTGATTAAATACATCTAGCTTATATACTATATTATAATCTTCAAGCTTATCTCTAATATATAAAGTAGTATTTATAATACCTTCAAAGATTTCCTTTTTATTGTTTTTATAAATATCACTCATTATAACAAATAAGTTATCAGGAAGTAATTTATTAATTAATGTTTTAGAATATAATGAAATCACATCTATTTTATGTGTTGGATCAGATGTCAAATTATTATTTTTAATAATTTTTAAACAAACATCATATATTTGATTAAAATTATACCATTCTTCAATAATACTATGTGGTGGTATTTTTTCATATAATATAAACATTAGCATATTTGATAGTGTATCATTTATAGTATTACATTTTATGATTTGATAGTTAATATTAATATATTTTGAACAAACAAAGTAATAATCTTTTATTTTATTTATGTTTTTAATTGTAATAACGTTTTCTATGAATTCACATATTTCTTTTTCAAATTCTAAAATTTGTTTAAGTTTAGAAATTGGAGTAGCTAAGTTATCACCATACCTATTTTGTAAGTCTTCAATTTCATCTTCAACATAATTTATATAATTATATCTTTTTAACAAATCTTCATTTTTAAAGAAATATGTTTTTTCAATTAAATTTTGAAGGCTAAAAAACAATATTGTTAGCAAATTATGTTGTTTACAATCATTTTGATTTTCAATATAACTATAATTTATTTTATTTATATCATTTTCCTTCTTAATTCCATTATCAAATATATCCAAAAATACTTTTGTTATATTAAAATATGTCATTGTTTCTTTTATAAATAGTTCCTTTTTTATATATGTATCATCTTCTGAAAAAGACAATACTTCCTCAACATTATCTATTGATACAATAGGTTTGCTATCAATATGTATTTTTTTACATAGTCTTTTTATCCAATTAATAACAATTTCACGTGAATTACACTGTTTAAATTTATTAGAATCATTGTTATTATCACTATCATCTTCACTATCAAAATCATAATTTTCAAAACTATATGATTCTTTTTTTTTCAATAAATAAATAATTATATTATAAAAACATTGCGTTAACCCATAATTATTACTAAACTTTCGAACTAATAAAGAATTCATAGGTTTATTTGTAAAATCCCAACTTGGATGGTTAACAATATATTTATGAATTTCTGTTATTTCAATAAATGTATTAATTTTATGTAAAGAAAGATGTATCAATAAATTATTCCAAAAAATTGTTATATTTTCTTCATGAATTAAATTTTCAATTTGTTTAATATTGCTTACATCTAATTTATGTTTAGCTAATATTTCAAATTGTTCATCTAATGTTATATCCCAAACATCACTATCAAATAAATACATATTAAAATATTGTTTAAAATAATAGTATTGGTCTTTATGTTCTTCTTTATCTATTTTATTCAATCTATCAAAAAAGTAATTTATACCTTCTTTTGATATTAAAAGTAACATTTCAACATCAATATTCTCTTTAGAAACTCCTAGAATATCCATTTTTAAGAAATATAGGTTTATTATTTAAATAAATAGCAAAAAATTAACTTCAATTTTAAAAAAAATTACTCTTGAAAAAAATTAAATATGATTTTATTTTACCATCATATTCGCCATCATATTTGCCATCAAAATCTACTTAGTGTTGATTGGATGGATAAAGCATCAAAACAAGAAGTAGAATTTGAACAATTGGTGGAGATTGTTGATGCTTCTGGTAATCAAATTATATTGAAGAAAAAGAAGAAATTGAATGCTAAAGAAAAAAAAAAGCTTATTGCCAATATTAAAAAGAAAATTGCTGATGGAGAAGATTTAGATAGCGATGAAGAAGATTACTCTATCGAATTCAACCTTTAATAAAATAATAATAAAATTAATTAGTATCAAATTTTTTAAATTATTTAATTTTTTTTATTTATTTTTCAATATAAAAAATTGATTTTAAAACAATACTATAGTTATTTATATAAGAATTATTTATTAGAATAATGACAACACCAAAAAAAACATTAAAATTTAAGGTGAAAGTTAATAAAGATTCAAATAATCACAATCAAAATTCTGTAAATAATACTATTCCTATTCAAAATGTAAATGAAAATAATGAAAATCAGCATGCTATTCTTCAAAAAAATAAAATTTACAACATGGATTGTATTGAATATTTGAAAAAAATGGAAAAAGAAACTATTGATACAATTATATTAGATCCTCCTTACTTTAATGTTGTAAATGAAAAATGGGATAAACAATGGAAATCAATGGAAGAATATACAATTTGGATTGGAAATATTATAAAAGAGCTAGATAGAGTATCAAAATATTGTTGTAGTTTTTGGATATTTGGATATGCATATCAACTTAGTTATATTATTCCTATAATTGAAAAACATAACTTTACATATAGACAACATATTGTTATTGATAAAGGAATGAAAAGTGTAGCAGGAAGAACCAGTAATAAACTTAAAATGTTTCCAACTGCTACCGAATATATTGTATATTTTCATAAAGAAGCAAGACCTATATTAAAGAAATTTCTTCAAGACAAACAAGAAGAAAAGAAAATTAAATCAGGTGATATAAATAAACATCTTGGTAAGGCTATAAATGGTGGAGGTACATGGTCTACTATTGCTGGAAAAAAACAACAAAATATACAATATCCAACAAGAGAAGATTGGGATAAATTACAAGAATTATTTGGTGAATTTGATATAAAATATGATGATTATGTATATAAATTTAACATTGAACCAAAACTAACGGATGTTTGGACAGATATTAACTTTTATGATAAAACATATAAAAAATATCATCCAACACAGAAACCATATAAATTAATTGAAAGACTTGTAAAGGCTTCATCTAATGAAAATGACAATATATTAGATATATTTATGGGTAGTGGTATGACAGCAAAGGTATGCACTGATTTAAATAGATATTATTGGGGTTGTGAATTGGAAAAGAAATATTTTGAAAATAACTTAGTGTCAATTTAAATATTATAATAAATCAAATATACAAATATAATATTAATTATTTTTTTTATAAAACTTATTTTTTTTATTTTTATTATAATATAATTTTATTATTTATATAAAATTGAAAATATTAAATATAACTATTTACAATTAATAAACATTATAAGCATTATAAGCAACATGAGAATACAATACTTTTCAGATATCCATTTAGAATTTTTTAAAAATATAAATCATATAAAAATACTACTATTAAAAATTAATAAATGTGCTGATACTTGTGTGATACCAGGAGATATAGGTTATCCTTTTGATCTAAATTATAAATATTTTTTAGAAAATATAAGTAAAATTTTTACAAATATTATAATAATACATGGAAATCATGAATATTACCAATTAGGAGAATACCAAAAAAATAAAACAATTAAAGAAATAAAAGAAAAAACAATAGATATATGTTCAAAAATCCAAAATATTCATTTTCTTGATAACTCTTATATTGATTTACCAAATACTGAAACAGGGCAAAATGTTAGATTTATTGGTTCAACATTATGGTCTAATATATATCTTCCTTCTTTTATGATTAATGATAAATCTAATATAGATGAATTCACAATGGAAAATAATAATAATTGGTATAAAGAAAATAAAAAATTTATCAAAGAAACATTAAATGATAGTAAAGACATTGATTGTGTTTTAGTTACTCATCATCTTCCATCATTTTCTTTGATAAATGAAAAGTTTTTAACTGGAACATATCAATATTACAATCAATGTTTTGCGTCAAATTCCGAAAATTTAATAAAACCACCAATAAAGGCTTGGATATTTGGTCATACACATATTAAAACAAATAAAAAAATTAATGATATACAATGTGTATGTAATCCTATAGGTTATCCTGGAGAAAATGAAGAAAGTGAAATTAATTATAATGAAATAATCGAAATATAAGATTATAGCAAATTATATAGCTTATTTATAAATAAAAATTTTATAATTAGAATCAATAATACGTTTTTTATCTTATTTTCTACTAACAGTTCCTCGTTTCTTTCCAAGAGCCTTTTTCTTTCTTTCACAAAAACCAATAATATTTGAATACTCCAATCCATCTTCTGGGATAAATTCACTATATGAGCAATATTGTTTATTTTTTTCAATAATAGATTTTGGAACATTCATTATTTTTTTATTATCCAAATCTATGAAAACTTCGCTTATAACCCCATTTTCATCAATATTAATATCAAATAACATTGATGGTCCTGAAAGGTAGAAATCCCAACTATATGGTTGAAAATTACAAGTATTTCCTTTTCCATTTTCATATTGGTTTTCAATGTAATCAGTAAAATATTTGTTGCTTGAATAAATCTTATAGCATTTTAGGTTTATACAATTATTGGTTTCATCAAACTCAGAAAGAAACAATATATACTCATTTAGCTTATAAGTATCGTTACAATAATCTTTGTGTGCTTTTGCTGAAATACCCCACCTACTATCTTTTGGTATATAAAAGTTTGATTCTTTGCAAAACAAACATTTAGATTGAAACCTTGGAACCTTTGTTTCTCTTTTTGTATTATTTGTCTTGTTCATTGATTCGCATGTTTTACAAATTTTACTACCATCAAGACTTAGAAATTTTACTTCTCTTGTTATTTTAAAACTGTAATCATCATTATATTCTTTATTATCAAAAGCACAACCACCTTTGCTTGAAGAACCAATACTTTCTGGGTACAAAACAAGTGTAAACAATTCACCAGTATCACCCAAATCGCTGAAAGCAAAACTCATATTCTTATTGAAAGTTTTTTCTCTCCGAATATTTTTAAATTCATTTTTGGCCCAATCAGAAATTTCATAAAAAAGATTATCTTTAATTTGTTCACTTGATGAAGCCACACTCATTCTTAAATTGAAATTGGAGGAAATATCTAATATTGTTAAATAAAAAAAAATTCAATTTTTATATTTAAGAAGTAAGAAAAATTATAGTATCAGAAATTAAATAGTAAATATTCTCAACCAAATTTTACATAACAATATCAACCAAATTTTACATAAATTTGGAAAGGTATTTATGTGGCTTAAAATTAGATACTAAAAATTTGTTCTATTCTATTAAATATTTTTGTAATAAGATAATATTAAATAAACTAAATCTAAAGTTATGGATAGTAAAGAATTTTTAATTATCATTTTATAAACCAATTAATATTTTTTCTTAAAATATATTATTAAAGAGTGATGAAATATGTGTTTATTGATATTAGAAAATCAGATGAAGTATATAGCAAAAGAATTGCCAATTCATCTAGTGGTGAATTTGAAGTTTATAATATTCCAATGAATATGATAGGTTTTAATAAAGATACTATAATAAAACATTTGGATTGGATTAATGAAATATATATAGTTTGTAGGTCAAGTAGAAGATCACAATTTATTAAGAATAAATATTTTTCAGATATAGAAAAAATTAAAGTTAATAATGATCTTCAAATGGAAAATTTAAAACATGGTAACAATCAGGTTGAATTAAATAATCAAAGTTTAGAAGTAGAGATTATAGGTAGTAATTCATTTAATTTATATAGTATTATGCGTATAACACAAGTAATATTAGGGACTTTAATATTATTATTAGGAGGTTATACATTGTACCAAATTAGAAATTATAGAAAAATAAACAAAATCCCAATTATGGTATTATTATTTTTTGGTATAAATGCCTTGATTAATGGTTTAACATCTACATGTACAGTATCAAAAATTCTTGAAGACAAATTAAATTAACATGAATTTCTTTTAATTAGCATAAATTTTTATTAATTATCATTAATTTTTATTAATTAGCATAAATTTTTATAAATTAACATAAAATTAGTATTGTTTAATTGTTTAATTGTTTAATTGTTTAATTGTTTAATTGTTTAATTGTTTAATTGTTTAATTGTTTAATTGTTTAATTGTTTAATTGTTTAATTGTTTAATTGTTTAATTGTTTAATTGTTTAATTGTTT